GCTCCACCAAACAATGCAAATCCGAACACCTTATTTTTCGTGAAACACTGTTTCGGATTTGTTTTCATAGTAGAGGAAGTCTGACTTCGGTTAGGCTTCCTTTTTCTGTTCCAGCTTGAGTTCCATAACAGCCGCTTCAATGAGGTTTTCAATCTCTGCTACATTAAGAGTGAATCCCTTGCTGTTGAGGAACTGGACAACATACTCTTTCTTCTCCTGTCCTCTGCCAGTACCGACATAAATCATTTCTGCCGCTTCGACAGCGATGTTTACCCAAAACTTAATAGTTTCGAGCTGTTCACCACTTACCTTTGTCTTGAGGTAAGGAATGAGAAATGCGGTAATCAAAGAGATAACCAGTGTCAGAACTGCTACGATAATCTGTGTCAAATCAACCATTGTAATATCCTCCTTGTTCATTAAACGATTGCTCTGTTGGTTCTACCTTATAAGACTTCATCAGCTTAATACGATTCTCGACCTTTGCCTTTGCATAGTAAAATCCTGTACCAGTGGCGGTCTCGGCGGCTACTGCTGGAATGAGGTACTGGAGGGGTGTTAAATCACAGGTTCTCCATACCATGATGAATGTAAACAGGATAACTGCCACATTCACAATACCCGCAACAATCAGTATCAGCTTTGAAAACTCAATAGGCTTTTTCTTTCTTCTGCGTACCATTAGACACGCTTTGTGTAGTCAAGGGAAATCCAGCCAGCCCCGGACTTCAACTTGCCCCACTTGGAAGCTCCCTTACCAGTGCTTTCAGCAACGATGGTGTAAACACCCTTGTCACGAATAGCACCATTAGTACCGTAGTTCGTACCAGCACCCTTACGGATATTAAGTACACTTGCAGTAACCTTTACAAGATAAGGGGTGAACTCCTGTGTAGCAGTGGTCGTAGACTTTCCAGTGTAGACCACATTACCCTTGCTGTCGAATACCGAGTAGCCCGGATTCTTGTCTGCCATCGCCTTTGCATTTGCGAGAATACTGTAAGCACCCTTCTGACTTTTAGCGTCAGCCCATGTCTTACGAACACGGTACAACTCTTTAGTGGTCGTAGGGGTTGCCGGAGTGGTAGTAGTGCCACCATTGAGGATTGCATTGACCTTTTCAGCAATCTCACCATGACGATTATAGAGGTAATCACCCGGACACGCTTTGTTTGCGAAGTCTCTGTGAACAGTCATATTGCAACCATTCTTGTGATTCACTCTGTCGCTCTTTGTGGTAGACCATACCAGCTTCTTGATACCATTACGCTTGCAAATGTCAGCCACCAGCTTGATAAGAGCTTCATAGGCTTTGTCTGTAACAGCATAAGGGTGAGTAGTGTCGCTCGCAACCTCAATGGTAATGGCTCTGTGGTCGTTTGCACTGTTGGAAGAACACCAGCTACGGTCTTTTTCGTCAACAGACAATCCGATAGAACCGTCCTTACCTACAACATAGTTTGCGGAACACTCTCTGTCGGTTGTAGCGAAGTAATCACAACCCTGTTTCGCTGTCCACTGACCTACGATACAGTGAATCGTGATTGTATCAATCGCATGGTTACGAGGGCTTGTCTTATTGTTGGTGATTCTCGTATATGTCACCAATGAACTATTACTCATGTTTTCTTCCTCCTTCTTTTCGTCATACTGGGTCAAATCCCAGCTTTTGATTACTGCCATAACATTGTCCACATAGGATAATGATGTGGCGTAACCAGCAGATTTAATTTTCTCAAGGTATTCCCGAGGGTCGGTAACACCTTTAAGGCTCGCATAATTGGAAATGTTGGTGAAATCAAAGTAACCGATAACACCATTCTCCATGTCTGCGAATTTGCACCACTGCATAGCAGAGCTGGTGTAGCTTCCGTCTGCGTTCTGTTCACTGCCCACTTTGTTGTAAATCCCGATACAGGTTTTACAACGACCTTCTCGATACTTGAGACCGAAGAAGTTACAGGCATTTACAGCCAGCTCGGAAGTACCGTAGGCACTCTCCAAACACGCTTGAGCGATGATGGGAGAATATACCTTAATGCCATAAGAGGGTGCATACTTCTTTACCAGTGCGGCAATCTGTTTGATAAACTCCTGTTTAGTCATACGACACACCTCCTTTACAGAAACAAATTCTCGTCCGAACATTTCTTATAGACACGCTCGACATTCTCGATAGCGAGAATTGCCTTGTTGTTTTCATACTCGGGGTGTTCCTCACAGTATTTTTCATACTTGGTAATATCATCGAGTATTTGGTCGAAATGCTCTTTCGTATGTTTCTGCTCGTGTAAGATTTCATCGTTAAAACGGAGAATCCTGTATCGACACACAGTAGCTTCATTCTCTCCAATTTGAGTAGTCAAATGCTCTAACTGCTTGGAAGTCTTCGACTGGTCTTCCTTGATAGCTGAAATAGCGTCTGAAAACTGCTTTTGAATATCAAGGCTCTGCTTATGCCACTCGGGATATTTCTCTGCCTGTTCGATTACTTTCTGAATCTTACGCTCTTTTTCTTCTTCCTTCTTGTACTTCTCGATTAAGTGGTTTTTGGTGACTGCATAGAGCTTGTACACGAAACAAAGAGCCACGATAACGACAACGACAGTAGCCACTTTCAAGTCACCAAAAACCTGTAAAAATTCGTCCATTGACCTCACCTCCTGTTGATTGTTGAAACATATCGCATGGGGTCGTGAGACCCCATGCGACAGCCTGTGCGACCTTATTCAGTCACAAGGTCTTCCAGTTCGAGGTCAATGAGAATTTCCTTAACCTGTGCCTTCAGCACTGCCGGAACACTCGCATAAGTCCTCTTGCCCTTTACAATAAGGGTAGCGTAGATAACTGCCATGCTCTCAACCTCCTTTCGCTTTATGAACACCAGTAGGTGTCCGAATATATTGAGATACATCTTACTGTACCTCGCCCAACAGAGCTTCAACCCCTGCTCGGATTTTCTCGGGTACATCGTCAATGGTCTTGAGACCCTTACGAATCAAATCAGCGTAAATTTTTGCCATGATTAAATACCTCCTAAAATCATTTCATAGACTTCGACTAAAGCCAACTGAAGGTCGGTCATAGCCTTTTCTTCTTGGGAAATCTCACGGAAAGCGAGATACCAGCTACCGTCAAACCATTCCATCTGCTGAATGAACTGTACATCGGTCATGGTGACTTCGGTTTCACCATCGGAAACCGTCATTGTGGAGAGGTTATTCACGAAAATACTCTCGTCCACCTTTGTTTTGCTGACGAAGTTATCACCGTTCTTGGTAAGCCCGGTCAACTGCTGTCCGTCAGCGAGTGTGATTGTGTACTGCATTTTGTTACCTCCTTTAATTGGTTAAATAAAGTGTCCATATTTTCTCTTTGCCGCCTACTCATAATGCGGTAGTGATTCTTAAACCACGATGTATAGTAGTCCGTGAATTGCTTTTCCGTCATTTTCGGAGCGACCTTTTTCAATCGTCTACGCATTTCTGTAAGACGTTTTGGGTTAATTTTCTGAATAACCCTACCAGTGTCCGTCAACGAATACTGCACTTGAAGAAATCTCCAATGCTCGGAGAGCTTACAGATTCTCGTTTTCTTACGATTCACTGTAATACCCAGTTCCTCGGCAATCTCGATTATGTCTTCAAGAAGCTCCTCTAAAAATTCCTTGCTCTCATGGATAGCGTAGGAATCGTCCATGTATCGACCATAGAGCTTTACACTCTTTACAATCTTCACATAGTTATCAATCCTTATCGGATAAGCGATACCAGCAGTTTGAGCCACTTGGTCTCCGATATTTAGGTGCTTACCCATGTACTTTTCGCCAGTCAAGAGCTTCTTGTCGATGTACTGATACAACAGGGAATTGAACAGTCTATTGAGACAGTTCTCATACTCCTCGTCAGTCATATACGAAACATCAACTCTCGACCTGTCGATACTCTTTCTCAAGAGCCAAAGGGCGCGTTCATCATCTACATACTTCTCAAACAACTGCATGAGAATGTCGTGTCTGATATTGTCGTAGTATTTCGAGAAATCAATTAGTAGGATATGTCCTTCGTTGGAGTGGTGATGTGCATAGTACCATCGGAGGTGTTTCACCAATCGCTGTCGAGTAAAGGAAATCCCTTTACCCTCGATACTCGCTCCATTGTCGTATATGAGGAATTTTTCAATGGAGGGATTCAACACTTCGTCACATAAAGCGTGTTTTACGATTCTGTCATGGATTTGTTCACCAGTGATGAATCGTGTCTTACCTCGCTCATTCAAAACGAAATGTGTTGTTGGTAGAAATTCGTACTCCATATTTTCAAGGTCTCTCTGAATTTTGGACAGCTCCAAAAGGTAGTTCATTTCAAACTTCTGCACTTGAGGTTTCCAGTCACTACCTTTCTTTGCCCTTTTGTAAGCGTCATAAAGCACATTCCCATTAAATATCTCACGCTGATAACCTCTTTCACCCGACAGACGGGTACACTCGTAAGTGTGGGTGTCGTGTTTTGTATTTACCATAATGGAAGGACAATCTCTCCTTTCTCTGTCTGTGAAACGCTCGATAGGCTATTCAATCACAGAATCGAAATCCGGGCGAACGCCATTAGAGTTACTGGCGTTGTTGTAGTTCGCATTACCGTTGTTGTTGACATTGGCGAAATTGGAAGCGGAATCAGAGATTGCCCTCTTAAATTTATTGTCAGACTTCCTCCAGCCTTTGAGGAGGTTTATCTCTGTCTGTATCATTTCAGCAAATCGAAGATATTTGTTCACATCAACAGGAAGGGTCTCAATCGCATACTGCAATTCTTGTGTGAGCCTATAACACTGTCCGATTGCTATGTCTTGGTGCAATCTTCGTTCGACCAGTTCTTCCATATAGACAGGATAGATACTGTTTGCTATATGTACTTCCGCACCGATACAGCGAAGACACTCAACAATAGCCTGTCGCTCGTCAGCGATGAACCATTCGTAGAACGCTTGGTTTTTCGCCTTCAGCTTTTCATAACGGACTTTTTCATCGGGTGATAGCTCCTCGTACCCACGATTGCCGAACATCTTTAACACACTCTTGTCGGCTCGTTCGAGGTCGAACCCGAAATCACGAAGCAGTAGGTCTGTGACTTCCTTTCTCATTTTGTAGAAGTGGTGGAACACTTCAAACTGTGACGCTTTTCGATTTGCTTTTAATACTGACATTTAGCTAATAAACCTCCTTCATCGCACCCCACAAGGGGGTGCGGATTTTAAGATATACAGAAAGCCGGGCGAACGCCATAAGAGTGACTGGCGGTGTCGTAGGCCGCATTACCGTCGTAGCCGACAAAGGCGAAACGGGAAGCGGAAACTACGTCTCTCAACCACCATGTCGCTCTGTTACAAATTCTGCTCGGTTCATGCTGGAACAAAGGTAACTGCGACTTCTCAACTGTATAACTGTTCGGGATAGTAGAACCCAAAGAGTTCTGCGGTCTGAAAATAGCAGAGCCATAGACCATATTCTCGGTCATAAGGTCTACTTCACTGTCGCACCATGCACCAGCAGAAGCATAACCATTCGTAATAGCATTGGTGAGGTAAACTCTCTTGGAGAGAACATGACCGCTAAATGCAGAGCCGATGGTGGTCTTCGCACTCTCAAGATTTGCAGTGTACATAGCAGAACCCACATAACCACCAGTGGTGACATTTGTGGTATTCATTTGTGCTGTGTACAAACAGGTGTCGGGAACGATAACTGCATGGTGAGTTTTACACTGGGTATCACCACAGTTATAGTAGTAATCGAAAGCGGCAATTCGCCAGTTCACACCACCAATCGTCCAGTAGTCACCGATGTACAAATCATCGAATGTACCAGCAGAGATAGCGGCATACTGTTCATCAGTGACAGCAGTTCCGAGATATTTACCACGATAAATAGCATTGTGAGCACCAGCCCCACTGTATAATAGGGTCTTCGCTTCATCGGCACTTGCCGCCGCTTCTCCTGCACTGGTAGCCGCCGCCGAAGCTGAACTCGCCGCCGAAGTAGCAGAAGAACTCGCCGCTGACGCTTTACTGGTAGCAGTCGAAGCAGAACTGGCGGCTGAACTTTTGGAGCTTGCCGCCGAAGAAGCAGAATCAGCGGCTTCACTTGCTTTGGTCGTTGCTGTCTGTGCCGCTGTGGAAGCTGTTTCAGCATTTTCAGCGACACTTTCCATGTTTGCCGCCAGCTCATTCATACCAGCGTTCATAGCATTGGCTTCATCAGCACCGAAGAAAGAATTTTCTTTCTGACTGTACTCGGTCACATCTTCAAAGGACACTGTACCGTCAGAATTGTTAATCATCTTGTACTTACGATTACCATTCCACACAGCGTCTTGATAATCAGTAGGCAAATTTGTCCATGCCATTTTCAAAATCCTCCTTTAATTCCGAAATTCCACTGGAACATTCGTCTGCCCTCAATCCTGTTTTTGATTTTCTCGTAAAGGTCGAGGGTTGCACCTTCCAAACGATTTAATTCTGTGAAATCCATAATATTTCCATTGTCCATGTAGACAGGGGTAGTACCATAGGACAGGTTCATTGTGTGACTATTGATTGTATTAAGATTTTCTTCAAGCTGGTTGATTTCATCAGCATAGAAGTAATCTGTAACAGTCTTATCGTCACACACTGAATCAATGTCAAATTCTTCGTATATCTTGACAGCTAAATCCCTCAAGCACTGAAGGTTGTTTTTAATACGGTTGAAATCTTCCGCATTAAACCTGTCACCGCTATACACACCATTTGCGTCCACAGCACCATACCAATCTGTTTTGGGTGTAGTCCACGCCATACTTAACCTCCAATCCTTCGAGCTGTCACTCTACCCGAAAATGCTTGCTTGAAATTGAGAGTGTGTCGGTAAACATTCACTTTCATACCCTCATAAAACTCGTTCTCTTGGTACACAATATCGGTAGTATCAATCTCGGGATTACCTCGGGTGTCGTACTCATACTCGATACCAGCCAAATAATATTCAGCCAGCCACTCGGAGAGGTCTGTTGCCATCGTCATATCGCTTATGAGAGGATTTTCCCATTTGATTGTCTTTCCTCGGTTGTGTAAAACCTTTGTCGCATATCGCTCAACAATCTTATAACGATAGCCCTGTACTTCGAGCCTATATTCACCCGAAACATTGTACTGGATAGTGACATAGTAGTTACCCCAGTCAATGACCTCTGCCTGTCCTTCGACCTCATTCAACTTGACTGTATAGCCATAGGAAGGGTCTTGGATATAGTAGGTCTCAACCTGTCCGGCAACGACTTCTATATCTTCGCATACAAGATTTTCTTCACGATTGTTCTCTTGGTAGGTGTAACAAGGAACAATAACCTCTTTGACAAGCTCTTGTTTGATAGCTTTCGGAGAAGAAGTCATATCCCTTCGGGTCATTGTGAAATCTGTAACATCGCTCAAGCTAAAGCGATTCAGCACAATGCGATTGTAAGGCTCGGCTGTCTTGGTGAACTCAATCTCCATCACATCGCAATCGTCAAAATCTCGATGAATGACAGAGGTTTTTTCTATCTCGTCAGAAGCAATAGTATATTCATTCACCAGTTCGTCACCATTGTAGGTACGAATGATGAACTCTGCTGGGAGAGCCTGTCCGAAGACAAGAGACATAGCATAGTAGGCTCTGATTGCTTCCAGTTTGATAGTTACGACAGGATTTGTACTGAAGGTGCAATCCTCATTTGAAATAGCCTGTGACACATATCCTGTATTGAGAGTGGCACTACCACTTCTCGGGATAAAGAACATCGAGCCATCGACAGGGGTATAATTCCCAGCCAGTGTTGCGTACTCGTCCTTATCCGATTCATTCAGAACATTCGCCACTTTGGAGAACGAGGTCTCGCCATTACTTGAAATGCTTGCGTCCGGCATAAAGTTAGACTTAATCTGAATTGCTCCAAATCTTGTCTGTGTCAGTACACAGCGACAGGCATTGGCGATAATTTGTAGTGCTTCTTTGTGTTTTACCCTCGGCATAGGGTTTTTGGTGTAGAGCTTCTTCAAACGAGGGTCAATGTAATAATCACTAATCCCAGCGTCATTCAGAATCTCGATAGCCAAATCGAAATAACTCTTACCAGCAGAGCTATATAAGCCTTTGATAAACTCTGTGTCCATGTTACGGAAAATGTCTTGACAACGAATTGTCGCTGTATTATCGTCACTTTCCCACTCGGAACAGAGTAGGTGGTTTCCTTGAATCCACTCGACCTTATCTGACCCCGGAAGCTGATAACCATACATAATGTCCATTTCCTGTCCAGTCTCAAGGTAGTTAATTGCCGACCTCGGATTGTCTACATTAAAGTAGTGGTCGTAATTCTTGAGCGTCACAGAGAAATCAATCTGTGGTACATCTGCTCCTATCGGAGAAACATAACTATCGAGTGAGGAGTTCATTACTGAATCGTTGTAGTAAACCAAACCGTAGCCAAACATAATCGAATAGATACGAAGTCTACTCTGCGGATTCTTCATGGTGTAAAACACCATTTTGACATAGGTTGTATTCTCAAGTACCTCCTCGGTACTCCATGTTGATTTGTCGTTGTCTCTGAACTCGATTGTCTGACCTGTACTGCTGACAATATCGAAATCCACAGGATAATTCTCACCAAAATTGATAGTGAGACCTTTGAAATCCGTAGCGATGGTGTTCAAACTGATTGTCAGCTCGCATAATGCCTGTGAGAGCAATTTGTCTGAAACAATACCAGTGTCATAGAAAGCACCACCGGGGCGAGGTAGAAAGAACATCGACCCATCAACTCGTGTGAAATTTTCCTCCAGCGTAGCATAGGCGGTATTATCGGAACGCTCACCGAAAACATTACTCTTGTTAGAGAAATAGGTAAACTCTCCATCGTCAATGCTCGCTTTAGCCTGTACTTCTTGGTTCACAAGACCAAATGTAAGCATGATGAAAGCTCTCTCTCGGAGAGAGGATTTCATGCTTTCTTTGTATTCTTTTGATACCTTCTGCATGAAATCCCTCCTTTACTCTCCTGTGTCAATGAGATTCACCTTGCAATTTCTGTAATGAGTAGGAGAACCGTTCTCGTCAACCCAGTAGGGTTCACCTGTACGGTCTCCGCAGTACATCTTCAAGGTCTTTTGGCTTTTGGTTACAGGGTCATGGAAAGTTACATAGACGAAGAAATTACTCAAGATACTCAAGATTCTTTCCCATTGTGCGGCGGTAAGCCACGCCCACTCAAGACCATCAATTTTGTACTGGTCTCGTCCAACTCTCTGACCTACGACAGTACCGTTAGCGTCTCGCCCGGAATCTACTATCGTAGTCACGACCACATTTACACCACGCTTACAAGGTGGTAACTCATAACCATTTATCGCTAAATATGCCATTCGTTACCACCTCCTTACTTCGTGAACTTATAGCCATTAGCTTTTTGCTGTGTTTCCACTGATTCAGTGATAACACGATTACCAATGTGAACTTCTGTCTTTTCCTGTTTGTCTGCCTGTCTCTTGGTATCAGTAGCGATTTCCTTGAGTGTAGGCTCGACATACTCGTGATAGAACTCTCTCAAGGTACGAGCCATAGATTCATCAGAATAATGCTCATAACCTTGCTGGGAATCCTCGTACACCGTCATAGCCAAAGCATTTGTCGGGTCGTAGGAAGTAGCACCAGCGTAAGCCAGTCTGTTTGCATTAGAGCTTACGAGAACAGCTCGGATAATCGCATTGGAGCATACAGTCATTTGACCTACCATGCTTCGCCAGTACCCAACGAATTGAGCCATACCAGCGATAGTAGCAGACTTCATCGCCATAGCGATTTGCGAACGATTCAGAACCTCGGTCTGTCCGTTGATATGACCGACCATTTCAGCTCCATTCTCGCCAGCTACGAACATACTTCCATGTAAACCAGCATTAGCAGTACCATTGGCATACATAGGAATGTTCTTCCAAAACTCACTCTGTCCATTCTTGATATAGCCACCCTGTTCAAACATCTTCCAGCCATGACCTGTGTTGTAACCACCACTGGACAGACCGAAGAAGGACTTGATAGAAGACCAGCCCGACTTAAACAGGGAGATACCTACGGACACCGAAGTGCCAATCCAGCTTGAGATAGAAGACCAACCATTTTTCCAAAGCGAGATACCTACGGAAGACGCTGTTCCTATCCAGCTTGACAGTGAAGACCAGCCACTCTTAAAGAGAGAAATACCTTGACTGATTACAGATAGCGAGCCAATCCAGTTCTTAACAGAAGTCCAACCACTCTTTAACAGCGAGATACCCTGTGAAATCACTGGAATACTACCAACCCAGTTCTTAACAGAAGTCCAGCCGGATTTCAGTAAAGAAATGCCTTGCGACAGAGTAGGAATGTTACCCACCCAGTTCTTTACTGTTGTCCAGCCACTCTTGATAAGGTTAATCGCCTGTGAGAGTGTCGGGATATTGCCAATCCAGCTCTTAACAGTAGTCCAACCACTCCTAATGAGGTTGATTGCTTGCGACAGAGTAGGAATGTTACCCACCCAGTTCTTTACTGTTGTCCAGCCGGACTTAATGAGTGATATAGCTTGCGACAGGGTAGGTATATTACCTATCCAATCCTTAACTGACTGCCAGCCCGATTTGATTAAGCTGATACCCTGTGAAAGCACTGGGATATTGCCGACCCAATCCTTAACCGACTGCCAGCCATTTTTAACGAGTTCAATACCTTGCTGTACGATTGGAATGTTACCAATCCAGTCCTTCACCGACTGCCAGCCCTGTTTTGCAAGAGCGATAGCTTGGCTCAAGGTAGGTATGTTTCCAATCCAATTCTTAACGCTCGACCAGCCCTTCTTTACCAGCTCAACACCAGCTTCGAGAGACAAACCGCCGCTTGTAACATCTTCCCACCAGCCTGTGACCTTATCCCACCAATCAGAAGCAGTATCTTTGATACCCACGACTATATCGGAAATAGGATTGTCCTCAATAGCGTCTGCGATAGGGTCGATGATGTTAGTCTTAACCCACTTACCGATTTTCTTGAACGGAGATAACAGACCCTCAAGGAGACCTTCGCCACAGAAAATACCTATCTCGTCTCTGAAAACAGTAGACGGAGAATTGATACCCAGTGCTTCTTTGAAGCCATCAATGAATCCAGTAATGAAATCCTTGACTGCCTGTACTGCGGTATCCCAGCCTTCCTTAATACCGTCCCAAATGGACTGACCTACATCTTTGAACCAGTTACCGATGTTGGACAGAGCTTCGGGGAGTGTTTCGGTGAAGAATGTCACGAAACTTGTCTTTACAGTCTCCCAAAACTCGGGAATTGTCTCTGTAAAGAACTTCGGTAGGGTCTCTGTGAAAAATGTCTTAAACGAGGTCTTCACTGTTTCCCATACTTCGGGGAGCGTTTCAGTGAAAAATGTCTTAAAGGCATTACAGATATTTTTCACAGCAGTACCGACTTTGTAGCCAATGTCGTGTCCAAACTGATTCCAGTCGAAGTCCTTAATCGGTTGCCACAAATCCGTAAACCACTGGGAAATCGTCTGCGGTAAATTCTTGAGCCACTGTACGAAAGAATCCCAAATGCCCGGAATCGTTACTGTAAAGAAATTCTTTAAGAATGTAGTAATTTCTTCCCAGTTCTGCGTGATTAAGATAATACCGTCAGTAATGAGACCAACAGCAAGACCAATCAACGCACCGATACCAGCTCCTATCGGACCGCCACAAGCACCGATGATAGCACCGATACCAGCCGCCGCCGCTGTCGAGCCAGCCGGGATAAGCAGACCATTGAGCCAGTTAAGCCCATTCTTGATAGCGTCATAAATACCAGTGATGTATGCCGGAATACCAGCGATAATACCAGCGACACCAGCACCGAGAGCCGCACCAGCCGCACCAGCAGAACCGAGACCCAAATTGGAAGCGGCTGTGGCGAGAGCCTGTGCAACTGCACTGTCGGCAAATGCTGTGGTAATCCATGTGGCGATACCCTTACCTAAAAAAGCACCTCCACCAGCAGTGAGTACACCACCACTAATGATTTGAGCGAAGTTTTCTCCGTCCAGCTCGTTTAGAATAGTGTCGATGATACCCGACCACTCAAGGGCGATACCTGTCACCAATAGACTGATACCTACTGCTATCGTAAGAGGGTTCGTGAGACCATGAACCTTCAAATCGTTTATATATTTCAGTCCGTCAAGGACACCTTTAGAAATCTTCCATGCGGCAAGACCTAAAGCGATTGAACCTACCGTAGTCAAGATGTGACCTAATCTCGTGTGGAAGAACTCACTCCACGAATCAATGTCTTCGGTGAGACCGAGCCATTCCTTCATCTTCTGTACGATTTCATCAACCTTTGTGGAAACAGCGTCACCGAGGAAGTCATACTCGGGTAATTCGATACCCAAATCACCGAGACCTCCAGCACCACCGACACCGCCACCCGAAGAACTATCGTCTTTCGAGAGGACATTCAGCTCGTCAATACCGAGTAAGGCATTTTTGACTTTCTTCGCTTCATCGCCAGCATTACCGAGACTATCGGTTAAATCATCAGCACCACCGACAGCAGAACCCAATCCCGAGTAATCAACTTCGGGTAGGGCGAATCCGAACAGGCTCGCAATCGCATTAGCCAAAATACGAATGACCTTTGCAAGAGCGATAGCATAAGGCAATACAGCATTGAGTACAGGGATAAAGATGTTACCCAAAGCTCTCGCACACTGCGTAACCTGTGCCTGTAAAATACGAAGCTGGTTAGCCGGAGCATTGAGAGTACGAGCCATATCTCCCTGTGCCGATGTTACCTGTGTCATAATGGCATAGTAACGAAGCTGGGATTTTTCAGCCTGTGTCATGGAACTTACACTCTTATCAATACCGAGTGCGTATGCTTCCTGTTGCAGACGAGCCACCGAGAGGTCGTAACCTAATCTACGGAGAGGTTCAAGCTCACCCGAGATACCCGAGGTCAACTTCTGCATAGCGTCTTCATAACTGATATTGAAGAACGAGGAAATATCGTAACCGAGCTGTGTCAAGTTCTTGGACATGAGATATGCCTTGTCACTTGCCACACCAAAACCTGTAATGATGGTATTGAATACACCTTGATTACGCATCCACTCGCTCGGGTCAATACCCATGATTTCAGCGACTTGTTCAGCATACTTCTGTGCTTCTTCGGCATATTCACCCATAGAAACTGTAAACAGGTTCAAATTCTCGATATAACTGTTGGATTCAGTAACCCACGAAGCGATGATTCTTGCTCCTGTACGCACCGCATTGTAAGCCATACGAGCTTTCGCCCAAAGGTTCATGTAGCTTGTCGAAGCAGAATTGTTCGCCTGTGTCATACTGTTTGTAGCAGTAACTACTCGCCTAATATTGGAAGGCAAAGCAGAGAACGCCGAAGCAACAGTATTGAGCTGATTAGCCAGTGGAGCGAGGGCATTTGCCAACTGCTGTAACTGACTGGTGAGAGTAGCCCAGTTAATCGAATTAAGGGTCTGTGCCAGTTCGGGTAGTTTCTTCAACTGTGTAATTGCAGACTGCAAACCCGAAGCCTTACCGACATTGTTAAGGGGTTGTAAAGCTGTTGCCAGCCTACCGATACCCGACAAATCGGCACTGTTCAAAGCAGAAGCGGCACTACCGATGTTCTTGAGCTGATTACCGATAGAGGACGAAATCTTAATACTACCGAGAGATTTCAGCTTATTAAGACTGTTCGCCAGCTTGTCGATTTTATCAGCCGAGGAACTATCGACAGACTGAAGGGCGGTATTGAGATTACGAAGCTGGTTAGCCACGCTCGTTAATCCCACACCGCCCTTTGTTGCATTTTTGAGCTTTGACAAAGAAGCGGTAAGAGCGTCTATACCACCAACAGCCGAGTTTGCACTCGATTGTACTTGTAACTCAAGACTTTCGATTGTAGTAGACATTTACTCACTTCCTTTCTGTGTTTCAAATCGTTTGTTGTTCTTAACCATAAAGGCTTGCATATACTGTAAGCCCTTATTGGCTTTGGCTTTCTCCTTTCTCTGTTTGACATTATCCATTGTCTTTTTGCTGATAGGATAAGGTTCATCGGGATAAGGTTGAGCCTTTGTTCCCTTTTTGGCGAAAGCACGAAGGATAGGAGAAATCCTTGCGAGAGCGTCATAGAAATACATTCCCTGTAACCACAGTTCTTGATTGACACGCTCTTTTCGTAGATTCTCTGCTTCTCGGTAGAACTTTACGAGACAACAATCTCTATCCCAATATTGTTCTTCCGTCATGCCTATTGATAAGTAATAGGGGAACTTGCTTTCAAAAATATCCGAAAAAGGAAAAGGGGAAGCAGAGCGATTCTCACGCTCGCTCCCCTTGTCAGCGGATTTATCATTGGACAGTGAATCACTTACCAACTCGCTGTCCAGCTCACGTTTCCCTCGGCTTCGGTAGGTTCTTCAACCAGTGCCATGATAGGCTCGTTGTACATTTCTGCCAACTTACCGATAAGCTCGTCCTTATTAGTCATTTTCGCAAAGATAGCGTCAATGACTTCCTTCTTCTCGAAGCGATGATGTGCGAGGAAAGCTCCCTCAAAGAGAGCCGGGAGAGTAGTCATAGGCTTGTTCTCAACCTCTGCGGCGATAAAGCCCTTCTTCTCCATTTCGGACACCGTTCTGCGAGTAAACTCAAGGGTGTAATCCTTGTCGTTATAAGTGAATTTCAACTGTTTAGCCATGATATTTTATCCTCCTTAAATTTAGCACCGACTATCACGGTCAGCCCTCCTCAAAGGTACTGGTCTGATTTTCACTTTTCTTTACTTACGCTTCCTCGTCAAGACTGATAGCAGTAGAAGGTGCGATAGTAACAGTCATATCGACAACCTCGTTCACACCGCCACCGACAGGGAAAGCAGAGAGCTGACCCTTGAACTTGAACTTACCATCAACACCAGTAGGAGTGACAGTATCGCCAGCTTCCGTACCGCCGAACCAAACAGCATAATCGTTCTCAACACCCTCAAGAGCCTTGAGCTTGGTGTAGTCAGCGAGGGTATAGTTTGCATTGAACTCAAGAGCGTCCAAAGACTGAATACCCGGAATGTAGGTCTGCATACGGTCAGACAGAGTAGTGGTTTCGAGCATTTCGGGAGCACCGCCCAAATCCGGGAACTCCTTAATGTCAATCAGCTTCTCCCATGTAGAATCGGTTTTCTTCATAAGGAAAATCTTATAAGTGCTAATAGCCATGATTTATTACCTCCTGTAAATTACTTTTTCTTTCGACACGATAGCTCTGTATCGAGCTACCATTCTATAAACGGTTGCGTCTTCTTCGTTGGGTATCGGCTCTGCCATCGTGCGTGTAAATCCGAGCTTCTGCATTTCGCCATCAATCAAAGCGAGAATCGCTTTGCACTCGGCTTTCTTGCCAGTCTGCTTATTGGAGTACACATTCACTTCGTACATGAGCTGTGCATGATTTTCGATACAGTCGGTTGTCCTCGTGTTTCGATAAATCTGATTGTCTACCTCTACGAGAGAAGCACAGGGGAATGAAGGTGGAGACTTGACATATTCACCAGTCATATAAATTTTCGAGTATTCCTCACGGACTTTCCCGGAAACAACACTGAAAACATCTGATTCAATATCAATCATCTAAACACCTCCCTCGCAATTTCTGAAATTTCATTACAAACGGTGGTGACAGCACGAGCCATTGGCATTTTCGCCGGAGTACCATGTGTCAGCTTTAATTCGCCTTCCTCATAGAAGCCCCAAACTTCTTTCTTACCATTTCCCTTGCCAAATCCACCGATTGTCATACCCAGCTCCACACCATGAGGGTGAGGGGAACTGCCGGGTGAGCCATTATGATAGACACCAGCACCAAACTCAATCCATACAGCGTCTTCGCCACTTGCGATAACCACAGTGACATTTTCTCGCTCGTCAATCGAAATATCGACCTGTCCGTAGCGAGTGCCTCCTTTTACCAAATCGTCCACGACAGCTCCATTGAATCCCTGTCGGGCTTCATCTGCCAGTCTGTCAGCAACTCTCTGTCGGAGGAGTTCTGTCTTTTTCAGAATCTCTTGTTTGTAATCAGCCAGTTCTTTAATAGCCCTATCAATGTCATGTGCGGATAGACTGAAAGTGATTACCTTTTTACCCACTGACCGTCACCTTGCTTATTGCAATCGACACACTGTTCAAGCTCTTTGCGACTTTCTTCACGATGTAATCGTAAGGAGTAAGGATTGCTCCTTCCTCGTTTCTCGCTAAAGCTCCGTCTTCATCAAGAATCGGGATAGTGTCAACCCAAAGTACAGAGTATTCGTCAATAAGCGGAGCGTCATTGTCCATGACAATCACCTTGTCGTAGGATTCACTTTCTCCGAACTGCCTTGTGGTGGTTTCACCCTTTGCGGCTGAAATGTTCGCTGTGAACTCCTGTGGGTTTCCGTGAATGACATTGTGTTCCCCAGTTTCATTTCCATAC